AGACCAGCAGCACCGGTAGGTGCAGTGGTTGGCAAAGCAGCAAGACCAGCTTGTTCATTAGTAAGGCTTTGCTTCTCGGCTTCAGATGCAGCAAGGGTACCCATGCGGCTACCTTCGATCTGTGCGCGGCGTTCTGCTGCCGCAGCATTTGCTTCCGGTTTACCGCGTTGTGCTTCTTCAAGGCGACGTTGCACAAGCATACCCGTCTGGGCGTAAGCCTGCTCAGGATTGTTCTTGCGGTTCATAAGTGCCTCAGCTTGAGATACACGTTGCTCGAATAGAGCTTTGTTCTCACCAGCAAGGCGGGCAGTGTCATCAACTGCAGCCTTCTCAGCAGGAGTCAATTCCTGAGGTGCTTTGTTGAACATGGTCATGCCCAGCTGTGCAAGTGACCCCGGATTGCTCAGGAGTTTATCACCAAGCGAACTGAGGAAGGAGCCAGAAGAACTGGAACCTGAAGCAGCTGCACTTGTAGTAGCCCCACCAAACTCAGTTGGGCGAACAGGAATACCCGCTGATGCAGCTGTTGCTGCACTTGGTGATGAAGCTGAAGACCCAATGCCAGTACCGGGAGCAGCGGCGGCAGCAAAATTAGCTTCATTAAATGCTTGAAAACCTGAGTCACCAATACCGGGAGTCGGCCCAAAAGCCTCAGACGCAGGAAGGTAAGTACTTACCCCAGCAGGAGTATAACTCGCGGAACCCGCGGCACCAGCTGCTCCCTCTCCTCCGATACCAACGGCGTTAGTTATATTGCCAAAGGCATCTTTGACCATTCCGAAACCTCCGCCTGCCATGAAGCCACCGAACGCGCCGCCCGCTGCACCGAGCAAGGGATTATTACCTGTAGCGGCAGCAGCACCGGCACCAAGGGCACCACCAACAACTGTAGCTGCAAGCGTGCCTCCAATAGCCGCACTAAGTCCGATTGCTGCCGCGATTGGTACCGCAAGAAACGGAATAGCGACTGCTGCTACAACAGCGAGAACCTTCTTTACGCCCTTGCTCATAACTAGTCTCCTATAGAACCATACGCACATACGTGCATGATAAACCAAAACCAAACTTCTTCATGTACACCTTGGCTAGTTCCGGTGTACCGTATGCGCTTACGAACTCCACGTCGTTTGCTCTGAACCAATCTAGTATAGGATTCCAGAACAATGACTTAAACTTAAGGATGTTACGACCAGCCATTGCAATAATGTCTACACCTTTTCTCCCATTTGTGGAAGTGAATTGAATAGCCAGTACTGTAGTAACTTTCCTTTTATCAAACATAGCAAAGACAGCTGCTTGATCTAGTTGCGTTAAATGGTAGATATCTTGTGGTGTAATGTCCGTTGCACCTACTGGATTACTTGCACAAGATTCAGCAAACAACGATTCCATCTCAGGCCATAACTCTGCCACACGTTCCGGTGTTAGCAATTCGATTGTAAGTGCCATTAGCCACCCTGCTTATAATTCTCCAAGAGTTTATCGAAGAACTCAGTACCCTTAGCCTGTACGACATGTTTAGGAATTACGTACTCACCTTCGTGAGCCTTGATCACAACAGGCTGGTTCTCTGGAACCTTAGGAACTGGGCCACCACCCTTCATGGATGGTATCGGACCTTGCGGTTGCCCGCCGCCTTGCATAGTTTTACCTACTACAACCAGCACAAACAGAAGTCCTTGGTCATATTGTTCGCTCAAATCTTGTTCAGTTGCAAGCCCCTGTTGGATAGCCATCTTACGAAGTTGTGGATACATATCAGGATTTTGCAGTGCAACAGTAGCCATTTGCACCATCATGGTGAGTTCTTGCGGTGTCATTTCACCTGATTGCATAGCCTGTTGTATAACTTGTTGAATCTGCTGCACTTTGTCTGGATGTGCCTGCACAAACTTCTGGGCTTCGCCGTCAAGCTGTTCTGAGCTTATAGGACGTTGCGCCGCACCGGGAGCAGCAAGACCGGGACCAGCAGAGGGCTGACTCATAGGCATCTGACCTTGAGGCATACCACCCATACCGATCTGACCGCCCATTGCATAGCTGGGGATAGCAGTTTGGTTAGTGTTAACGCTACTACCAATTCCGCCAAAACCGGGAGGCTGCATACCTGCTGTCTGAGGTGCCTGTGTAGCACCGGACATACCCAAGAGGCTTGCCAACGCAGGAGGAATGTCAAGGGATGTAGTCCCTTGACTCTGTGGCATCTGTGCCATTGGAGGTAGGTACGGAATCCCTACTTCAGGTGTAGTAGGACGTGAAGATTCAAACTGCATTGGCATTGGTTGCGCCTGCTGGGCTTGATTAGAAGTAGAACCCTGAGGCTGGGCTTGATTAGAAGTAGAACCCTGAGGCTGGGCAAAACGCCCCGGCACAAAAAGTCGGTCAAATGTACTCACACCTGTTGGGGCGGGTTCCTGTGGTTGGGCAAAACGCTGGAACCCCATAAGTCGGTCAAATGTACTCACACCTGTCGGGGTTGGGGCGGGTGCCTGAGCCGGAGGGTTCATCCCAAAGAGGTTATTAAGTGTCTTCACACCATAATTAGCCATAATTTATCTCCTCAACTGCGAGACTAGTGTGGACAGGACAGCATGTAGGTTTGCTACATCAGTGCTAAGGCGTTGTACATCCGAGATCAAAGAAGTGTAGTCGGTAAACGATGGAACCTGAGCATTAGCAATAGTGAAGCCAGCACCACGTGCAGTCATTGAACCATACGTTAAAGTAGGTGGGGATGATACTGTTAATGATGACTTAACAATAGCACGACTCTCATCGTTTGGTTCGCCGCGAGTACCTGTAAGAAGTTCGACATTCTGTTTCAATGCCTCAAGCACACGCATCTGCCATTCATCGACGGATGACTGCGGTAGTTCTGGAATACCTGTAAACCTAGCCATTATGAAGTCCTCAATGATGTTGGTGTTTCACCAAGGTGGATGGACCGTACACGCACTACGCTTTCAATCTCTACCTCGAAAGTATCAGAGCGATACCCAGTCGGTAGCCGGAAGGCGTTGCCATTAGATACAGTAGTTGTAAATATAAGCGACTTGTCTACGTACAGACGGAACGTAATGTTATCCAGCTGATCCCATAGTTGGTCATCAACTTCCCAGTTAGCCTCTGTCTGGTTCCAGATAGTAGACTGATCCTCACCAGTGTAGTCAGCAACGACACGCGCTGCGCCAAGGTTGGTAAAGTCCTTAGATACCAGAACCTTAGACTTCCAGTACATGGTACTAAGTGGTTGAGTAGGATCATCCCACCTAAAGATGTCACCCTGATCCCCCGAAATTACGTAAAGATCATTGGTGATGTCATCGTACCATGATGCCGTAAAGATAAAGTCATTGTCTACAAACGTAGGGCCAATCTTCTGGTCAGTACTAGTTTCAAACGTGATAGCCCCTGCAGAGTGCGAGGCAAAGTACAAGTCCTTATAGGTCGTACCTACTAGTGTAGTTGGATCAAGGGTTGCGTTCCACGTGTCACTACTATGGATAGCCTTAGTCATAAGCTGCGCTGCCTGCGCGGGAGCATAAACTACAAGACCATCATGTGTGGTGTACACAACACCAAAACTTGTTTCGACAATGCTCTGCCTATTGAGGCAGGGGTAGCGTGACGACAGTCTGGCTTGCGACATAATTGCAGGATCAGTACCGGAAATCACATACGGATACGACTCGGTAAGCACCAACAAGTTACCGCCAATGGTGGCAAGCCCAACGATAGGACTTTCAAACGACCGTTTATATTTATCAGGCCACGCGTGAAACAGTTTAGGCTCACAGAAATACAAGTCGTTACCCGTAAATCCAACCATCATGCCATTTTGTAATACCGTTAACCCAATCAAGTCTTCCGGTGGGGGATCATACTCGTTTGAAGTTAGTACTTCAAGCAAACTACGGTAGCTAAAGTTATCTACAAACGTATAGTCACCGCCAAGACCCCAGTAGCGGGCAGGGTCTTTGTCTGGGTTTTCAGAAGAATCATAGTACAACGTACCGGATGCCACTGCGATATAGTAATCAACTGCAGTTTGCGCATACTCAAACGTGTACTCATTAATAATGTCTGTAACAACACCATCAGTGATATCGAAAGACGGAAGTGTACAACCACTAATCTTAAACCTATCATCTTTGATAAGGCTATGCGGATACAACATAGTTACGCGAGACACACCATTGGTACGCATAACACCTGATATTGTATTAGGGTAATACAGTGTAGCCAGTCGGAAATAATTAGCATCCGTCGTACCTGATAGTGTGCGATACAAGCGAATGGCGCGTACAAAGTTCTTACCGGATGGCGGTGCAGACGGCAGATTACTCACCGTAACGATCTGCCCTTCCTTAATAAACAAAGCCTCAGATGGCTTAGACCCAATAGATTCTTCTTCCCATGGGGTATACCAAGTGTACAGGTGTGTACGTGCTTGAATCTGTCCGCCAAGGTCCAGCTTACCTACTGCAGTTTTGGACCAATTTACAGCACCTGATGTGGTTGCTGTTGGCGCAGTGACCGTAAACGTATCAGTAGCCACACTTGTGACAATATATGTACCGTCTGTTGCTGTACCTGATGTGAAGTCAAGCAAGACTTCCTCGCCGTTAGCAAGTCCATGTGCAGCACTAGTAACAGTAACTGTTGTGGTTGTCTGCGAATAGGTAGCGGTTGTAGTCACCAGCGTCTTGGCAATCTTTGGGCCGGTAGAGAAGTATGTGATTGTCTTAGGGTCAACTACCGTAATTTCCTGAGTATTGTTCAGGTCACGGATGCTCCACCGGATGTTTCCGCTTGTTGTACCGGTAGCACTATCAATGCAGGTAAATGTATTAACACCGGTCTTAGTGACTGTGTACTTATTAGATGTACCGGTACCGGAGGTCATTTCAAGAAGCAGTTCAGCACCAGTGTCGATGTTGTGTCCGCTGATTGTAACGGTTATCAAAGTTCCTGCACGAGCATATGTCCCAGTGCGGTAGGTAAACCCAGAGATCGTAACCAGTGCGCCAGACTTGAGGTTATGGTTCGCAGCGGTAGTGATCGTTACGTTATTGCTTCCGTCACGCGCATAGGACTCAGCACTGATAGGAGTAAACGCAGTAGCAACCGTTGTCGGCTTTAAATCTGGGAGCGGCAAGCCAAGCTCGTAGTAGTCAGCTGGATACCCACTACCGGATGTTGCTAGGTCATATGTACTTACTTTGGGCTTGCCGTCGCCTGTATAATAGAACCGCTGATCACCGATCTCATCAGACGCGGGAGTCGCAATATCCACCACGTCGGGCCAAGTGAGCCAGACAAGTGCATCGGTATCAGGATTACGCAATGCGTAGAGTGTACGCAATGTACCAGTCTTGCCAGCGTTAGCGACAAGACCCGGTTTAGGGAATGGGATAAGATCACCAGAGTACAACTTGCAATTACGTGCAATCTGCGCCCCTGTATCGGGGAGCAGTTCTGGAGAAATCTTTGGTGTGATCCCAAGAAATCTGGTGATCTTAAGAGATGACATTGGTTAGCAACCTTTGCGACCTTTAACCATTCCGCCTTTTTTGTAGCTGCCCATCTTCTCGGACATCTCTTTCTTCTTACCTTCAGCACCTTCGTGCTTCTTCATAGCACCCTTAGATGCGTACTTTTCCTTACCGCCGTACTCTTTAATCATAGCTGGCTTCTTCATAGTTCTCTCCTATTATGCAGAAGCATACTTCATGTACGCTAATTCCAACTTAACATCATACGAGTTCTTTGCATAGCCCGGACCATTGTAACCACGAGCGAATCCGGCCCAGTCTTTTTCCTGCAAATTATCCAGCAATCCAGCAGACTTGATGAAGTTTGCCATGTGCCGAAGCTGATTTATTTCAGAGGCCATTGCTTCTTCCACCAGATCAAGAGGCGACTTACACCCGGCAAGAGCGTAGTTTGAACCCATGATCTGGCCCAAGCCCCACGAAGTTGATCTAAGAGCGGCATCAGGAGCGATCTCATACGCGGCTTCAATCTCTGCGTATACAGCGTCTGAGCCTTTAGGATAAGGACGTTCACCCCATCTAGGATAAGCAAGAGTAGCATCGACAGCGACCTGTAAAACATCTGGTTGATTCCTAAGGTTTTTATAAAAGTGGTGGCGTTCAAACAAAGCCTTAGGACGACCGGCTTTATCAAAGCCAGAACCGGCAGACTCAACAGCTAATACAGCACGTAGTGCTGCAGATTCAATACCTAGTTCATGCGCGACAATAGGGATATCTGCTGCCTGCATAAGGATAGCGTCACCGTGAAACCCGTTCATTTACCCAAGTCCTTTGTAGTGAGTGCGTCTGTCTTGGCCTTAGAACCAGCAGACGACCCAAAGTAAAACTGGACCATCCCAGTCCATGCAGTGCCCAAAGCACCGAGCATATAGATCAGGGTCTCGCTACCAGTTGGCGGAACCCCATGAGTCAGAAGCCAGAACAGGATACCGAAGAACCCACCCGTAACAAGAATTGTCAAGATGCGTGGTACCCAGTCATTGGTCGTCATCTGCATCCTACGTGCAGAGTCAGTGTCCGCAGCTGAGATACGGACTAGATCAATATCTAGTTCCTTCATTTTTAATTTGAACGTGGCGTCTGTCTCTTTGAGCTTCTGCAATTGCTCTGGCGTTGCGCTCATTAGAGCGGCTGCTACTTCTGATTCGTTTGCATCCTGATGTCCCAACAATGCTTCTGAAAGAGTTTTCACTGCTAGTCCTGCGAGGGGGCCACCAAGTGCTGTCGCTACTGTTGGTGCTACTTGGGCCAAAAGGCCACCGATCTTTGAAAGGTCCATTCACGTTAACTCCTATGTGCTGTTATCGCTACATATCCTATAAGACCGAAGAATAGTACAGCAAATACAACAATTAAGAACACAAGTACACAGTCTAGGATAAATACGTTACGATTCCGAATACGAATAGCTTCTTCCTGCTGTGCCTTTTTGATCTTAGCAACTTCTCTTACAATGCCTTCCCAAGCTGCCATACCATATGCGGATACAATCTGACTTTGGACTTGGCGTTGTATATCTTCGGCTTCTTTGCGTGCTGTAAACGCTACGATAGCTTGTTCTTCAGCAGACCCCTTGGTCTTCCACCCTTTAGGTGTAGCTGCAATTTGTGTTAGTTTAGCGACATCACCCATCAAAGACGATATGTCCTTGGCGGTTGCGGTTACATCCTTACCTAGTTTGACTGCCAGCTTGATGGCTTCATGAGTTGCCTTCAGGCCCGCTAGTATGGTTAACGGGTCCATTCATTCTCCACCTTTGATATTTCTAACTAACTTAAACAGCCTGTAGATAATCAGGATAGACCCGGCAAGAGCCATGAACAAATGGAGCCAGCCATTAAGATTGACTGCCCACAACGGCATCGTCATCACGCTACCAGCAATGACTGTATCTACTGCAAGATTTGTTTCACCGTTGGTATTCATGGCCTGTTCCTTAGACAATGCTTCCATAATCTTCGTTAGCACCAATGACATCAAGGATATTTTGCACTGTAACGCGCATAGCGAAACGTGCCCCCTGTGCAAAGCCATTAGTAGCCGTATCTTCCTGACCGCGCACGATAGTCATTCCATCACCGGAGCGGGCAGTAACTTTGACGATCTCATAAGAACCATCGGTATTCTCTAAGGTCGCATAGAAATAATCCCCGGCTGTCATTGTGGGGAATGTAGCACCTTGACCGGCAGCAAGCGTAATCCCCGTATCTGATGCGGAGATTGAAGCAGCTAGAACACCGGCGGCATTATTTTTTAGTTTGAGTGCCATAACCTACCTCACAAAGCCAAAACTTCAGTGTCGCCGATAAGGCCAACAATGTTAGCAACAGTAATACGAAGGTCTACCTTACTACCAATGGGGAATGGCAAGGCAGCTGTACCCTCCTGCGCACGAACAACGGTTAGAGTATCACCGGTACGGGTAGTGCACTTCATAATCTCAAACGTGTTCTCAGTTGTGATGACTGTTACGTTAAAGAAGTTACCGGATGACAGCGCAGGGAACAACGCACCGTCACCTGCCTTAACTACAAGTGTAGTATCAGATGTGCCAACTGCTATCGCTATCGTAGACTGTGCGTTATTAGTAAGCTGGGTTGCCATGATGCACCTTATGCAAACGAGTTACCACGCACTGTAAACTGACCCCTAAAATTAGAGAGGTTAGCCCGTGCGCGGCGTTCTGTTGAGTGAAAGAGGTATTGCTTTGCGTGATACGAAGCCAACTGGAAATCAGTCCAAGCTACGTTAGGCATAACAAGAAGTTGCTGCAGTGCACCATGGATGATCAGGTCTTCTAACTCATCCATCATGTTAGCGTCCATGCTGGTAGCATCACGCTTGGGTTTAAGCGCATAGAACATGCGCATTGTATATACAGCTTTATCATCCGGCAGTGGCAAGATGATATACTTGTCAGGTGTCAGTTGACATATAGCACGTGGCTGCTCACCGTCAGCAAGGGCTTCTTCAGTTACGGTAAAGGTAGGGCCAGCGTTAAATGCGCCACCATCAAATTGCCCGATATTGAGGACAGCGGAAGAACGTGCATCCCACATTGTCTCTGGGTCAACACCGCTATAAAGGTCTGCCCACTTTGGATAGAAGGCGATAGCTTGCTCAAGGGTTAGACGCTCCAGCGGAACATCATTCATAAGAGCTTCAAACACCACATGGACATCAGCATTGTCCGGCTTACGGTATTGATACTCGGAGATACCCGGTGACAGATTGAACTTAGGCTGGACATACCGCCACAACAAAGACCGTTCACACGAGCGGATTGCTGCACTGCGAATGTATTGGATGATGAGTGGCTGCGGACAGCCAATCACACTTTGGTTAACTCTTGGTAGGAGGGAGGCGAAGGTTTTATCGACCATTAGATAACCTCCCCAAGAGGACCACTACCAGAGCCGCCGACTGCTCTAGGTGGTTTAAGACCCGCAGCCTTTGTATCTGTAACAGTGCGAGACTGCAACGAAGCACCGAGTGATTGTGTAAACGAATCCAAGAACAACTTAGCGCGACCCGAAGTCACGTGCTCTGCATCAAGGGATTCGGCAAGGAACACCACGCCATCAACAAGGACCGGCATGTAGCCTGATGGTGGGTTAGTGATGGTTTCGTTGATTGTATAATCTGGCGGAGAGTTTGCATACTCACCAACAAGAACAACTCCGGCCGTCGGCTTCGGATACAGGAAGTACTGCTCCCCGTTCTTAACATGCCGCATGTAGTTCATTGGAATACCAGCAGCCTCACTGGCCCAGCCGGGATAACTACGGCTAAGGGATTCCCGATCCACTTCGGAGATTGCATCCCCATCCTTCACGTAGAAGATATCAAGCAGGCGAATCGCACCGGTAGGTAGTGTCTGGATAACTGAGTTAGCAGTAGTAGCGATGTCAGAAAACTGAGCAAACAAGTCAGGGCGCAGTATGGATGTGCGCTTCAATGTCAGATTAACAAAGCCGAGTAACTCCGCATCGCTAAGGCGATACGGAGCAAGAGTATCCTGAGTGATACGGCGAACCTCGACTATGATATCTGCAGGTGTCACTGTTACAGTCCTTGCGAAGCGTCAGCGTTCAATTCGTCATTAGTATACGCAGGTTCTTCGGGGATGTCATCTGTGAATAGATTGACAACATCTTTCCGTTTACGTCCACGTTTCTGCTCTACCTTCTCGATCACCTCAGTAGGGATGAAACGCTCAGGGTAGGCTTCTTCTTCGGTCACTTCGTACAGCTTATCGTTCTTAGCGAGAATCTCATCCCACTCAAAAATCCAACCATCAATACGGCTCTTAAGATAACGAATAGTCATGTGTCTGTTCCTTTGTTGTTTAGCAATTCCACGCCCTAAGAGATTTGTTAATGCGTGAATCTGGATCATTGGCAGTCTTAGCAGAGGTTAGTTTCTTTTTCATCCCCTTCATACGGGCACAGAAACTATCTCTACGTGGACCACCCTCTGGTTGTGGTGCCTTAAGTCCCGGCTTACCGGGGTTAGCTTTGTTGTATGCAGCGCGACCCTTGGCGTTCAACCCACCTTCAGGGTCTTTGCCTTCTTTGCGCTGCCACGCTGGTGACTTTGCCATTGGTTACCCCACACGTTCAATACACAAGATAGCTGATGGGACAGCAGGACATACAAACGGAGATGCCTGTGCTGCTGTGTAGTCTAATGTTACAGCTGCGTTTGATACTGCAAAGTTAACTTCGGTATAATCACCCGCTGCAAGATCAAGCATAACTGTGACTTCCGGTAGCACAACTCCACCGTCAGCAGCTTTAATAACTGCAACTTTGGAAGCTGAATTGGTGATATCTGCACCGTTTTTAGTAAACCAAAATATAGCAGTGTGATCAGCTGCACTGGAGTTAGCAAACTGTAGGCTAACTGTAACGCTATACACACCTGCATTTGCCACAGTTACATGTGAACTTGATGCAATGCTAACATTAGTATTAAAGGTTTCAGCATTATTAAACGTAATAGTTGTAGCTGTATTTGCAGTTGCAGTTTGATCCTGTGTAGAGTAAAACTGACCGTATGCTTTATCAGTGATAACACCCATTAGTATGGAGCCAGTTGTAATATTAACCTTATTAATATTTACTGAACCGCTACCTTGACCGGCAAGATTAAGATCAACATTAACATTTGCACCTGCGGCAGTGATGTTATTATCTGTTATAACAAGTGCAGTGTTTACATTTGAAGTATTGAAATAGCTGGACTCAATCAGGCTGATACCGGTGAACGATCCTGTAAAGACAACACCAGAAACTGTGCCGCCTGTTATAGCAACAGCGTTTGCGGCTTGAGTAGACATGCTACCAAGGCCAAGGTTCATGCGTGCATCAGGTGCAGTAGAAGCCCCCGTACCACCATCAGCAATAGCAAGGTCACTAATACCCGTAAGCGTGCCGCTCGTGACGTTGATATTAGAGATATTAACTGTGCCACTAAGTGCAGAGATGCTATTGCCGGAGAGGCGAATGTTACCAACCGAGACCGAACTAGTGCCAATCTTCAATGCTGTAGCAGTACCAAGGCCACTATACAGGATGCGTTCCAACGAGGCGGGACCACCGTCGATGTGCATAATCTGGTTGTAAGTATCTTTGATCTTATAGCCAGTAAGGTTGGTGGTCACTGTAGCCTCCTACAAAGTGCTGTAGCTTTAGCATGTTACGTAAAGAAATGGAAGTTCGCAGTTGGACGGGTCAAGAACCAATTCACATTACCCCCGCTATCATTACAACTTGCACCAGCAAACCAGATAGCACCGCCGCTAGCATACGAGTTCTTCAAGGCTATGAAGTCAATCCAAGTCTTAACCCCTGATGGATCAGACAAGAAGTGATACCCACCAGTTGTAACAGAACTATCAATCGTGCAGTCACGCTGGGCATAAATTGCTGTTCCTGCGGGCAAGCCCCCCGTCAGGATACCCGGTGTAATGGTATAGCTACCCGTACCACGGTTAGTACCTGTCCCCGTCTGCCCAACGATACGAGTACCGGGGGCAATGTTAGGATGTCCATAGATAACAGCACCGGGCCAAACTTCGCCAGATGTTACTGTTATGCCAAGGTTTGTACCGGTAGCGGCAAGTGTTGTAGTGACTGTACCGGTAAACGACGTACCCGATCCGATGTTACCGTACTGCAGATCAAACATACCTGTGACAGTGCCAGCAGTAAACAACATTGCTGTTGGGTACGAAACAGAAGAACGGATGCTTTTAAATGTGCTATTGCCGGTAAACGTAAGAACGCTATGTGATTGAAGCAGCATCTCAGGATACAAGGTTGCGTTCCGCATACTGATGGCTGTACTCAATGGGGTTGGCTGGGATATGCTTAGCCGTATTTGGTTTCCAATAGCCCCGGCACAAGCGGAAAGACCTGTACCAGTTACCGCCCCGGAAATAATTTCAGTTACATAGCCGAGGAACTTACCTGTATCATACGGCCCACCGGTTATCCCCGGAGTTGTTACTGGTGAAGCGGGGCACGCATATACGTACTGCCCAACTGACAAAAAGCTAGTCGTAGGGGTAGTGACAGTAGTAAGAGTTAAAATGTCATTACTAATTGTGCCACTAAATGAGCCGCCCCCGCCTTCAAATGTTCTATTACCCGCACCTATAGCTGTGTTCTCTGCGTTAAGGCAGATTGTTCCATTGGGGGGTGTGTCAAACCCGGAAAGTTTGCAAGAGAAATTCTTACCGCTTACGGAGAAGGCAACGGCTGAAGCGTTAGATGTCCCACCGCTAGTGGCTGTTAGTATACCGCCATCAAGAAGAAGCGCACGTGTGCTATTGCCTGTTGATGTAAATGTCCGACACGTTATATTTTTTGCATCAGCATCTATAGTACCTTGGGTAAGGATAAGCGCACCGTTAGTACCGTCCATGTTCAAGTCTTTTAGCAACTGCCACGTCTTACCCGCGCTAAAAGTAAACGGCCTGTTGATAGCTTTTCCTACATCAACGTAGCCAGTTCCTGAACCATAAAGCGTGATAATACCTGTACCATCGAAGGTACCAACAGTACTTGGTATAATTAAATCGCCGTATACAAATGGTGCGGATGTTGCAAGAAGTGACCCTGTGAACCCAGTGAAATCAAGCGTCTTTACTCTGGCGACCCCACTTATTGTCAGTGGATATGACCCAGATAGGATATAGAAATTAAGTGCGGTGGCTTCAAGTGCCGACCCCGGTCCGATTGTAGTTGCAGTAGCAGTTGGATTATTAATTTCAATGCGCGATGTACCAGTCACAGCATCAAGTACTGACATAGATACAACGGTACCGGAGCCAGTAAGGACAATCTTGCCGCCCGTTCCGAATGTCAGCTTGCGTACAAGGATTGAAACGGATGTTAGTGATTGTGCAGTAAAAGCATGTGTGCTTACATTAAAGATACCGGATGTAAGGTCAAATGCCCTTAAACATGTTACTGGGCTAGTAAGAGTCAGTGTTGAAGTACCTGCTGTACTTATTGTTATAGGACGATCTATGGTTACAGCACTAGAAAATGTACGAGATACAGTAGTCTGTGAACCAAAAAGCATAACACCGGTAGCTGCAGAGATTACAGTGCCTGCAGCAAATACAACATCCCCGAAAAACGTAAAGGTATTTGTACCACCAGCTATGGTTACGTTTGCCCCTGTTGTATTAAAGTCTCTAAACGCCGACCCTGTTGCAATAGACAACGTATAGGTACCCCCAGTAAAATAGAAATTATACACGGAGCCTTCTGCTAAACTTGTAGAATCTATTGATTTGGTACCAGTGTCGGTCGTATTAACAGTTACGTTTGACGTGCCAGTATACGAAGATACAGATGACCCAGCACTAGTAAAGATAGCTTGACCTGCATTGGGTGCAGTAATATAAAATTTACCAGAAGTACCAAACGCAACATGTTTGCCCGCCGCGCCAGTAATTGCTAAACTTTGTGCGGTAAGTGTATAGTTTGTAATATCTAATGTACCGGAGTTAATAGTAAATAGTGCATTTATATTTGGTGCTGCTACTGCTGTTGAGAATATAGCCGTAGCTGTAGTACTACCGCCATTGATTCTAACTGGGCGATTAAATGTAACACCACTTAGTTCATGAGTACGTGTGGTAGATGGCAGTGTATTAAATGTTATCTGGCCCGTACCTGTACCGATAGTCATACCGGAAGTTAAAGTAAGCGTGCCGCCTATGCTAAGTAAAGATGCGTCACCAACAATGCTTCCCGTAAACCCACCAGTAAATGTAATGTCGCCATAGGACGAATTTGTATTACCTAACGTAAGTGCATACGATCCACCGGTAACTTTGATATTAACATTGTTTGTAAGTGTTGCAGTATTCACAGCAATACTACGCGCAGTTGCTCCCGCACCAGTTAGATTGAAGAAGTTATTGGTACCTGATGTTGTAAATGCTGAACCAGTTGTCTGAAATACTGCACCAGCTGTACCGGTGATATTAAACGCACTTGTACCGGATGCTCCAAACGCAATGGTCCCATTAGATATAAAATGTGATACTGTAATTGTGTATCCATTAAGGGTTATCGTACCGGCGGCGTTAGTCCATGAACCTGAAGCGGTAATATTATTAGTTATGTTAGCAGTACTTGATGTTACGTTGGCAGTAATACTTGCATTACCAAACCCATGTGAACCGGAGTTTAGTGCCAGTGTAGTAGCATTAATTGTTATATTACTAGACGTACCGCTAACACTAGAGCTACCTATCGTAATTGTCGTGCCAGCTGTAAGATTAACAACAGCTGCAGTAGACGCATAGGTGAATGTTGTTAGCGTACTCATAGTGGTTGCAGAATTAAGCGTCAGTGTACCACTACTACCGGCAGGTATTGTATACGAATTACCGGCAGTACCAGTTATGGAACCAGTGGGAGCGCACGTTACGTTAGCTCCAGTGGACTGGAAAGAAATCCCTCCCGCAGCTCCGAATACAATGCTTGCACCATTAATTGTAAACGTACCGCTAGATGCGCTAGTAGTTGCTGTAACTAACCCGGTAAAATTAACAGTACCGGTAGGAGCTAGTGTAAAATTTCCACCGTTATAAGTTGTAGTACCGCCAATGTTAAATCCAGCACCGCCGCTAAGAGTAACATTTGATGGATTACTAATAGTAAGTGCGAGTATGTTGATGGTTGCAGCACTTAAAGTAATGGTAGCGGTAGTACCGGGACTAAATACAACACTATCGGTATTGACACCGGGTGCGCCAGACGGGGACCAGTTAGTACTAGTTGTCCACAACCCATCACCTGCTGCGCCAGTCCATGTCTTAACAGCCATGATTATGCTTCCTGAGCAATAGCAACAAAGTCCCAACGACCAGTATTAGATGCAGCGGCGGCATTATAAAATGCACCTAAGTATAGGGTCTTGCCTGCTGTAGTAAGAGTCTGTGGTGACATACCTACCCAGCGGTAGCTTTTAGCTAATCCTGAAGCAAATGAAAAGGTTCTGCTAGTACCGTTATCGAGGATACGAAACAAAATCTTCTGCCCGTCTACTGGCGTACCGGCATCAATAGAAATCGTGCATGGTGCGCCGCTTGTGGTAGCTAATCCAGTAATAATATACACGTCATAGTCGTCAGAGTTTACTGAAACTGACGCGGGCGCAGTGAGAGTAGCAACACGTGGTACAATCTTTTTATTGGTCAGGGTCTGCGTAGCGGTCGTACCAACAAGTGCCCCAGCTGGAGCAGTAAGTGAAGTAGCCCATGCTGTACCAGACGACACAGCAATACCGGCACCGGGGTAGCTAAATGGACTTGCGCCCCATACAGGTACCCCACTCGTAACTTTAAGGAACGTGCCATCAGCACCAACGCCAAGTTTAGAAAGTGTATTCGTTGCAGAAGCATACAGGATATCGCCTGTTGTATATGACCCAAACCCCGTACCACCGCGAACATTGTCAAGAATACCGGATGTAATCTGTGACGTGCCGATGCTAATAGTTGTATTTGTTACAGCAGTAACTTGCCCTTTAGTATTAAGCGTAACTACCGGCACCGCCGATGCACTTCCATATGCCCCGGCAGAAAGTCCAGTTACATCCTTAATACTAAAAACACTACTAGATAGAGCAAGTGTCGATCCATCAGCTGCGTAAGTGATAGGCGCAGCAAACTTTGTAAATGTTATGCCAGTTGTACCGAATACAATGCTACCAACTTGCTGAATCCAAGAGGTACTTGTGAGGGTCGAACCCCCTTCAACAAAGAAATAACTACCGGCACCAAGTTGAGTAGAGAGATTTCCTGCTGTATTAGCATCAGTAGCACGCGTAAGTTTCCATGCTGTACCGCCATCACCGGCAATAGTTACTGTATATACACCGTTTTCTTTCGGTAGAGCTTGGTCTTTAATAAGTACCCGTTGCCCTACAGCTACGGCTTGTGAATCTATAGTCAAAGCACCGTTACTTGATGCCAAGAGAAACGCACCTACCCCCAGTGTACCAGCTGCTCCATCAGTATACGTGGATGCGGGGAGCGGTCCTGTAGATGCGTACTGCACTGCAGTATGAAAACTAAGCCCAGAGGCCAGCCCGTCAACATAAGATTTATTGACAATATGATTAGCGGTAGTTGGGGCCGTAGTGATTGAACCGCTTGTCAAAGCAACAGACGTGAGCGTAGCTGTACCACCTACGATGGCAACTGCACCTGCGTCTTGGGTAGACATAGTGCCAAGGCCAGTGACATCCGTGTTAGGGACACTAGCTACTGTGGTCATGGCAGACGTGCCATTACCTTTTACGTAACCGGTCAGTGTGGTTGCACCGGTACCGCCACGTGCTACGTTAAGAGTCTGCAGTTCACCAAGAACGCCATTGTTATTAAAGAGTAAATAAGTGTTTGTACCACCGGCAATCGGGGTAGTACCTGTAGTCATAGACCCAATAGGGAACCAAGTGGTCCCGTTGTGGCCTTCAAAATTATTAGCAGTTAAGCTAAAACGGAATAGGCCAGCCGCCCCTGTAGGACGATCACCATCATAACCGGACGGCATACGGATAGCGTCAGTAGTGCGCAAATCAACAGACACAGCGGGAGTATCAGTGCCAACGCCAACCTTGCCGTCAGCCTTCACAACAAATGGTGTGGTGTCTGGGTTAACAGAGTCTTCGACAGTAATAGCATTACCGGAGCCAGTCTGTGTAACACGAAGGGCGGCATTAGAGGAGCTTAAAACAACATTAAGTGAGCCTGTAAGAGTACCGCCAGTGAGGAGCAAAAAGTACGAGCCAAGCGAACTACTCATCGCAAGCGATAATTCAGAACGTGAAATACGTTTGCTAATATCTGTGCTGGTATCAAAGATGAGGAACTGGTCGTCGTTAGCCGTTGACGCTCCAGTAATTGCATCAAGTTGCGGGATACGCTTAGCCATCACAGACTCCTATATGAGAAGAAGCAGGGGTGTTACCCCCTGCTTTAGATTAGGTAGCTGAAACAGCCGTACCGCTAACAAGATTAATCCAGTCGGTACCATTACTAACAGCGACAGTAGCAGAACCTGCGTTACCATTTGAGACGTAAACAATCTCTCTAGTATGCGCAGAAGCTGGATAAGCAGAAAGTTGCGCAACGGTAAAACCAACAAGGCCAAGATGAGCATTATTGATTACAGGGGCATCAAGTGCAACGCCAGTATAGAGTCCCATTTCTCTCTCCTATAAAGGAGGTGGGGCCGAAGCCCCACCAATTAGGTTACGTTAGGGATCGAACCGAGGTTGGCACCCATGTCGATATAGGCAATCGACACCTTAACTTTAGCCACATCAATGCTGTTGGTGTTGATCAACATTACAACATTGGTATCAGCAGTCAGGTAAGTTGCCGTTGGCGTAGCTGCAGCAGTAACACCAGCTGTACCGTTCAGGTCGAAGTCGTTAGCGAACAGTGCAGCAGTACCGGTAATACCAAGGTCAATAGTACCGGCAGCACCTTCAGCCTTCACAAGGGTAGCACTACCGCCGAGGATCAAAGAACCCTTTGGCAAGGTAGCGATAACCAGAGTGTCGGTAGCAGCCAGTGCAGCAGCACCAGCAGCCGAACGAGCAGCAGCAATCTTAGCGAAATCCAGAGTGGTTTCGTAAGTTGCAAGGCGGGTTGTGTAACCAGCGACAAATGCTGCAGAGCCTTTGTTAAAGCCCAAGGAGTCAGTATAAGCAGTCATAATAGTTCTCCTTAAGCGAAGGTGCAAACAGCTTGTGCGAGGGCTTCAGGCTTCACAACCTTATAACCATACACTTGCAGACCACGGACGATATCACCGAAGGTGGAGGTGGAGCGGATAGTTTCCATCTCAGTCATCTGAGAAGCAAACGTAAAGCCCATCTTGGTACCTGCGACGAGGTTGAACTTGCCACCGCTATCGACCTTCAGGTTGTGGCTGGTATACAGCGTAAACCGATCAATCATGCCGAGGCGACCGTTGCGGATTGGGGAAGCCGAATCACCAGTGATCGAGGCATCCTTCAGTTCCGACTTCTTGATCAAGCCAGCCATGCGGGCTGGGATGACGAGGAAGCGACCCTGCTCTGGGCAGTTAGCTTCGTCAAGAACAGTACCCATATCGACGATCAAGTCGATGACAGGGGTGGTCGAGCCAACGCCGTCCTTGGTAACAGTCAAGGGCGAACCAGTGGTACCGAGGTTGTAGTTGCCAGAGATACGACCAGCGGCGGTACCTTTGTTCAGTGCAGAAATTTCTGGCAGCATGTCGGTGAGGACGCGCTGGTCGATCTTAATCTTCATCTGCTCAGAGGCATCCTTGGACCAAGCATCCATCAGCTTGATGTCCGACTGGACTTTATCAATGTCGTCTTCAACGCAAGCGAAGTACTCGCCCTTGTCGATCAACAACTGCAGCTTCGGCTTATCGGGGTTTTCCACGACGAGGTTCTGACCCTTGACATAATCACGGATGGTGATGTTTGGCTGGGTACGGATGTTGACAGTATCACCTTGGCTACGAATTTCACCTTCGTAGTCAGTGTTGGAGATAGCAGCCAGCACGGTTGCATCGTAGAAGTTCTCAATCAGTTTGCCGGACCAAATCTCAGGAATGAAGTTCCCGGAGTAATTTGGGCGACCAGCGGCGGTAGGGTATGCCATTTGTAGTCTCCATTAACCATTTGCGACGATGCGATTTTCCCGCTGAGCGGAGAAGATATCGCGTTCAATACGGTCGCGTTCAGCTTCCTTACCTGAGTAAACACCTTTACGTACATCAGCAAAGAACTTAGCAATGTCCTGTGGCGAATACGTTTTAGATTCTCCTGTTGGTGCGCCGCCTCCGCGACTACGACCGGGAGCTACCTGTTTATCAAGTTCGGACGCTGGTGCGTGCCGAGGTGGTTGAGCAACAGCTTGACCGGATAGATGCTGCCAAGTCGCAAAAAACGTAGCTACGCGCCTAGAGTCCAGATTACGCTGAGCATCTTCGAGGTAGGTCTGACGAGTAGAACCAGTCAATGGGTCCACACTCATGAGCCACCCTTGGAAGTTTTGATCCGCATTGATATCGCGCCAATCAGGAACGAGTGCGGTCAAGTCCGACCAGAAGACTTGCTCAGCAGATACTGCCTGTCTATGTGCGACCTGCTCGACACGAGGAACAATACTAGTCTGCATCTGGCGAACCATTTGCTCCAGTTCAGCGACACGGCGCATAGCTGCCGAGTTTTCTTCCTTCGTTACGCGACGCATAACGTCAATAGAGTCGCCGTATTCTTCAACGTCTTTATCAGTCACAAGTTTATCAAACGTCTGCGGGACTTGTGAGTTTGCCGCTTGGTTCGACATGTTAGACAGCAACTGCTCTAGTTGCGTTAGTCTATTGTTCAACTGCTGATTCTCCATCCGAAGACGGCCTGTATCAGCGTTGTACATGCCTTGCAGAGTACGATATCTCTGGTCAGCCGTTTCGTTTGACCCGGTGCCAGATTGCTTTTGCTCGTTAAGCACTGGCTCAGTTGCAAGTATGTCTACACTGTCGGCTTGCGTTTCCTGTTCAGACTTATCACCCGCTTCGTCTACCGTATTAGTAGAGTTATCGTCGGTGTTAAGTTCTTCATACAGCTTAGCTACGGCCTCAGACTGTCTACGAACTTGCTCTGGTACGGTCATATTGAACGCTCCTTCTCGGTATGCGTTGGTTAGGATTGGCTACCCCGGTGGGGTTGTGCCTTTGAATCAATACTATCTTGTAATAGTTTATGTAGTTCTGTCAAGACCTGACAGCGACCTTGTGCAAGTTGAACAGCAGAACTTGAAACATTTGGTAGCTGTCGAAGCTCGTGATTGCTCCAGTTAGATAGCCACTGGAGAAACTCTGGATTGTGTTTTGCTACATTAGTGATTGCAGCAAACTCTCTTTCATCTGGGCGAATCATGCCGCGCCTGTCTGTTTATTGCTTACAAGGTTCTGCCCGCCAGCAGGATTACCAGCCTGATCTGTCATTGCTGCAGCAGGCTGCTGTTGCGGTTGTTGTGGCTGTTGCTGCGCCTGTTGCTGTTGCGCAAGTTGTTTAACCTGTGTTGTGTACGCCAGCTTGTCACGGCTAGGCACGATCTCATCAACAGGCATCTGCAGACCCTTAGCAACTTCACGGAGGATAGCCGCACGACCGTCGGTACCGATGATGCTCATGTCGATCTCGTTACCCGTAGCATTGAGGAACTCGACACGGCGCACGTTAACAGTCTCACGAACAGCAAGGTTAGTTGCGCCACGTGGCAAGACCTGCAGATCACCTTTGATTTCTTCGTCAGCATCATAGCGCATGTTGTACACAAACTGGCGGTACACAATAGGTTTCGTGATATCATTGTCGATGTGCATGACTACCTGACGGATACCCTTACCTGCCGCACCCATAAGCATGGACAAACCAGAGGACGTACGGCCCGCGCCCTGTACATTCGTGTCGCCATAGATATAAGCAGGGATACCTGAGTGATCGTCAGCCATGCGGCTGAACTTCTCATACACACCCATCAATGTAGTTGAGTTATCATTGGGCTGGTTGAACCGCACAGCAGGAGCAGACGATCCGAGAGGGTCATTAAGAACCTGCCAAATCTTCCATGGGTGCATCTGCGTGATATCCTCGTTAGGAGGAATACGCTCAAGGTTAACTTCGACCTGCGGACCTGATGCAATACCCATGTTATTAACCAGCGCACGGGCTGCAGCGTTACAAATACTCTGCAAATCCTCAATGATTTCAGGGATAGAACGACCCCAAAACGCACCGGGAGACTTAATAAACGAGGTTTTTGCGTAGGGTTTTTCACCCAGAGGATCGTAATTCAGGATGGCTTTGATGATATAATTACCCACCAACCACACGTTTACGTCATACTCACGGGCATCATCAGGGATTTCTTCCTCGGTCAAACCCCACTCAATCAGCATTTTACCGCTGACTTTACCCCAGAACTCAAGCGCATCGAACATTTCCGTAGGCCGCATCTCGGTACGGTACTTACGTTCTTCCTGCTCACGCTCCATGAAGGTGGTATCAGTAACCCAAGACTGGCTAGGGCCAATGCTCAATACCTTACGGATAGCCTGATCGTCATAACCCGGCGCACCAATAAGATCAGCCAATGCCATACGTGTCAGCTTGTGATGCTCAAAGAGATAGCCGTCCTGAACACGAGTGATGCCCGGCTCAGGGTAAATGTTAAACGGGTTAACGCGCTCAAACTCAGGTGCAAGCCGTTCGGCTGGCTCAACCATTGTCTTACCGTCAGGACCACGTGTGTACACGAGGTGACGTTGACGGCGCACTACTGGACCTTTAACGAAAGCGCAAGGGAACGTAACGAGATCAGTGATGAACTCATTGAACGCATCAGCCCAACCACCTTGAGCGAACTGATCCTCGATCTTCAGCTTCATCTTGTCAGCACGATTAGACGCAGCTTGCAGCAGACGGAAGCGATACTCCTGCCCCACCATTTCACGCAATTCCAGCATCTGCGACTTGGACGGTGCCTCACCTGTAGCCTGAATTATCTTCATGGCTTCTTCAGCAAACGCATCCTGCAAATCAGCAGCCTGTTCCGGCGAAAGATCAGGGATTGGGGTAGCCTGCAAATCCCAAGGGGGAGTACCTGTGTCAAGCAGAATATCACGCAGCCAGCTCTCAGCTGCGCGACACTTGATCTCAGTCAGCATCATAAAAACTTCAGAGCCGCCCTGCTGGCGAATAGCTTTGAGCTTGTCTGCTTCATACTCACCATTGCGCTGCCGCATGGCCCGAAGCATAATGTATTCAATAGGTTGTTTAGAAATACGTGCAGCATCCCAGCACTCTTTAAGGTGGGAAGCAAGCCCAAGCATTACAGAGTCTTGCTGACGCGCCTCAAGCTCCGCATCCATGCGGTTCTTTTCATCACGGTCAAGTTGCTCGTTGCTTACTACCCGCAAGATGCTAAGCCCAGCCATTAGTGCACGTCCCTCATAATCTTCTGCCAACTAAAGCCATCGGACTTAAGCAAAGCCCACCACCCTGCTGCGTTAGGGCAAATCTGTGCTGTATTAGCTGATACTGAAGTGTACTCAGCTACGTTTGAAGCAGATGAATTTATATAATTAGCTGTATATGTCTTAATAAGAAGTTCGCGCCCTGCCCATTTGGTAGCATCAGGAAGGGTAAGTGTAACTGTACCAGCATAGTTTGCGTAGATATAATAATCACTTTCGCCAACGGTATAAGACGCTGCAGCTAGGGCAACCGCAAGTTTTTCATAACGATCAAGCCGCGGGGCTGTATTATTAACAGTTACACTGTATGGTCTTGTTACAAACCCGACGATAGAGTTGCTATCAACTATGATTCTATCTGTGTAATCAAGGGCAACACCAAATGTACCGCCACGGATAATGTTATTGCTAATCACACCGTCAGAGATACGACCGCTTGAGTTACCAAGCAAGTAAACA